TCAACCCAGGGACGTGTCAACGGTGACGGTATCTCCTGGGTTGATGGGTTTTACGGCGGTCATGGTGTACTGGGTCATGGTGTCTCCTTTATTATTTGGTCTATTGCCTTCACGTCCGCAAAGAACATATCCTGCGGTTCTGCGCACAGGTCAACTTTTACAAATTCAAACTTTATGAAACTTTTCCGAAATTCTCCGATTAAAGTTTGCCCTTTGTGTGGACGAATAGATTTGTGTCCATACACTCGCACTAACTGAGTATCCAAGTCAGTATTAGAGAATTTATCTTTATCCCATAGACTGACATGGTTTCCCCATCTGCCTCCGATTTCGTAGTCCCCTTGCATAGTCATGCTCCTTTGATTGCTGATTTTGCTTCCATTTGCCATTGGACCATGGACTTTGCGAACCTGTATAGTGAATTGTTTGAGATTCTTTTCAGGTCAAAGGCGATGAATTCACCCATTTCCTTTGCAATCCCCAAGACGACTTCCCAGGTCCACTCATTGCCGTTGGCTGAAATGATGACTTCTGGAACAGGGTATTCCCCGCTAAGACATGCGCTTGGCATCTGCTTCTTGATAAGGGCGACGGAACCATGCTTACCCTCCATGCCATCCACGGAATGGGAGAACTTTGTCCCCACGAAGCGGATAAGCACATCACCTGTAGGTGGCTTGGAGGTGTCACCCAAGGCGAAGGTTTCTGCGGTTTGGATGTTGTACTCCACTACCGAGTTTGTCACGATAGTTGTCCCTTAGATGCGGCTTCCCAAGCATTGTCGAAGTCGATGCCATTGTCGATGCAGTGGTCCCAGATGCTCAAGGCTTCTTGGAGGGAGAACTCGTGGGCGAGCATGAGGCAAAGACTCTGGGGTGGGATGTTGTGGGCGACGATAGCGGCTTCCAGCACCATGCCTTCGTAGCCGAGGGATTTCATGACGTTGATGGTGCGTGTGCGGTCAAGATCATCGAGTTTCGATTGGAGCATACGGGCTTTGCGCCAGTTGGCGTAGTGGGTGAGCAGGTTCATGCGAGTCCTGATTCTTTCAGCTTTTCGGCGGATACGGGAGCATAGGGCCTCTTATCGTATGGGACAGGTGGGCCATCAACGACAAAGCGCACGGTGAAATTAGGGTAAATCTCCCTGGCTGTCTTTTCGCAAAGGGAGGCGACGATGGGATCGTCCCCGATGTGGAAGCAGATGGGAAGATAGGGCATGGTTTCTGTGTAGGCGTCAATCCAGACTTGGTATTTACCATGAATCATGAGGGTTAGTCCTCCTGTAGCAGCAGGGCGATAGCTGCGTCCACGACTTCTGGGGAGCGGGTGGGTGCGGCAATCAGGTCACGGTAGTAGACGCCTTCGGCATTGCTGAGGGTGCGCAGTTCATTAGTCCCCTTGCGCCAGAAGGCGCAGTAGGCGAAAGCGGTGTCTACTTTCGTGTACATGACGAAGCCCTGTTCGCAATCTGGATGGTTGAGGTTGCCGTTGGCGTGGGTGGGGACGTAGATGATTTGAAGTCCCCGGGCGGCGGGGAAGGATGTGCCGAGGGCAGTTGAGATGTTCATGCTTATCTCCTTTGCGGTAGTGCCTCCGGCCCCCTGTCGAAGCGAGGCCGGAAACGGAAGTCACCGAGTGCCAGCCGCCTTGCGTCTGCACGGCCATGAGAGGCGGCGTCGTGGTCCTGATGCTGCATTGTTGAAGGGTGCGGCATCTGGAGTATCGAGAGAAGATGTTTTCCCGGTGCAGAGGGTTCAAGGACGACACTCGGTGTATGAATGCTGTTATTGTCAAGCAATCCTGTTACCTATCAAGGATATCATACCTTTTGCCCCATGTCAAGCCCATATCCACACTTGACAATGGTGAGTTTTGGGTGTAGAATGTTGATAGTTATCAGATATTCGTGTAATGGTAGAAAGGAAAAGAGACTATGAGTGAGTCAATACTTCGTGAAGACGTGACGGAGGAGGAGTACATGCAAGCCATTGCTGATATTCTTGGCGATATGTACGAAGGGGTGCAGGCGTTGGGCGAGGAAATAGAAGTTTCCATGCACATGGACCTTCCGCCCCACTCTGTGCAAGGAAAGGAGAGCGATTGTGAGTGAAGAAAAGCAGGAAACCGCCCCCCGCCCCTTTGGGGATCGAGGACAGGGACGCAAGGAGGCTGACGGGTTCAGCAAGCCCATGACCGTGCGCTTTCACACCGAGGAAGAGTGGGGGCAGGTGGCGGCCTTGTCGCCCATCCAGCGCACCCAGGCTTGCCTGCTCTTCCAGCCCCATGTGCTGGTGGACGTGGTGCGCATTCTTACGATGGCGGGGTATGAGTTGCCGTCTGTGTTTGGGGATGGGGATTGATTTCCATAACAATCCGTGATACACTAGCCCGTAGGTGAGGGCGAGGCCCGCTGGCCCCAACCAGCGGGCTTTTTCGTGTTCAGGAGCGCTTTGTGGCAAGTGGAAAGAGCAAGATAGAAATCGATACGGCCACCATGAGTGCCGCCCAGCGGCGCATGGACAAGGAGATGGAATACGATATTGACGATCCTTGGGCTATTATCGACCCGCCCGAACTGCCAACGGACAAGCGCATCATCCAACTCCCCCCTCCCCACAGCCCTGGGCAGCGAGAAATGATAGAATGGCCGGGTAGCGGGGTTGTGCTGGGGGGCAGACGGTGGGGAAAGTGCTTACCGGGGTGGCAACGTGTCTACATGGCGGACGGCACGCTGAAAATGGTTGAGGACATAGTGGTTGGCGACTTGGTGCTGAGTTTCAATCTGGAAACCCGCCAAATGGAGGATAAATCCGTTGTAGCTGTAATGAACAATGGCCGCAAAGCGATTGTTGAAGTCAAAACCGGCCATCACGACTTGCTTTGCACGTTGAATCACCCATTTCTAAGCGAAGACGGCTGGATAGAAGCTGGCGACTTGACCATAAATTCCCAAGTTTACACGGTCATGGACAACGATTGGCGCACGCCCGTCTTGGTGCCCATCAGAAGTCTCATTTCGTGCTATGACACCCAAACCTGGGACATCACTGTTGCAGATAATCATAACTTCATTGCCGAGGGCTTTATTGTCCACAACACTGAAGCCTCCGTACAGCGCCTGCTGCGGGCGCAGTCCATGCGGCCTGGCATGTATTGGTGGGTGGGCTTGTCCTGGAAGTCCGCCTCCATGAAGCGGGCGTGGCGGCTTTTGAACGATTTATGCACCCAGGCTATCAAGGCCAGCGGGGAACAGCCCAGGAAGATGATCAATCGCAGTAACTTCGAGATTCGCCTGCCAAATGGTAGCGAGATTTGGATGCGTACGGCGGAAAGGCCAGAATCCCTGGCTGGCGAGGGCATCATGGGGGCCGTGGTGGATGAGTTCACCCTCATGCCTGAGTTGATTTGGACTGAATACCTGGAAGGCACCCTGCTTGACTACGGTGGCTGGGTGATGTTCACCGGCGTGCCCAAGGGCAGGAATTGGGGTTCCTACCTGTACGAAAAGGCAAAAAGCCGGGACGGATGGAAGACCTGGCACTTCACCACCTACGATAATCCGTTCATCAACCCCAAGGCGATTGACGAGGTAAGGGATAACACCCCGGAGCGTATCTTCAACCAGGAATACCTGGCCCTGGTCATCGACGACGCCGGTAGCGTGTTCAGGGGCGTCATGGCAGCCGCTACCGCCATCCCCCAGGAACGGGCCATCGAGGGACATGTGTATGTCTGCGGAATCGATTGGGCCAGGGTTAATGACTTCACTTGCTTTACAATAATAGATACCACAACCTATGAACTTGTCTACATGGACCGGTTCAATCAGATAGACTACAGTTTCCAGGTGATGCGCTTCAAGCAAACCTGGGAACGCTTTCACCCTATCGTCACGATAGCCGAGCGCAATTCGATTGGCGACCCGATTATCACCACCCTGAGAGACCAGGGCTATCCCATCACCCCCTTCGACACCACCCTGGCCAGCAAGGACGCCATCATAAAGGGCCTGTCACTGGGCCTGGAACAACAAACGTTGAAAATCCTGAACGATGATATACTGATTGGCGAGTTGCAAAGCTACGAGATGAAGCAGACGGGTAGCGGGGCGTGGAAGTACTCGGCTCCTTCTAACGCACACGACGATACCGTAATGTCCCTGGCTATGGCCTGGTCAGCCGTCAACACCTACATGCCCCCGGTGCTGGTTGTGCCGCAATCTATATTGGGTAAGAGCAAGTGGCGTGGGAATGGACAACTTTAAGGAGATGGTTTATGCCTGACATGAGAGAATTAGGCGTCACTGGCCTGCAACGCCAGGGCGGGGTTGTCACAGAAGAGTATCTGCGGGAACTTCAAGGCGACCGTTGGTACAAGGTGGTGCGAGAGATGACAGACGACCCGATTGTGGGGGCTGTCCTCTTTGCCATTGAAATGCTCATGCGTCAGGTGTCTTGGCAGGTCAAACCGGCTAAAATGGACAATTCTGATGCGAAATCCTCCGCTGAATTCGTGGAAGAGTGTCTCAATGACATGAGTTTCACCTGGTCCGACACCCTCAGTGAGATTCTTACCATGCTGCCCTATGGCTGGTCACTGATGGAGACCGTCTTCAAAATACGGGGTGGAGATAGCGACGACCCCAAGTACAATTCCAAGCACAACGATGGCAAGATTGGCTGGCGCAAGTGGAGTATCCGCAGCCAGGACACCCTCTCCGAGTGGCAATTTGACGACAGGGGCGGGATTCAAGGCATGGTGCAGCAAATAAACATTGCGCCCTACACAAAAGTCACCATCCCCATCAAGAAAGCCCTCCTATTTCGCACCTCCACCCGCAAGAATAACCCAGAAGGACGTTCCATACTTCGCAGTTCGTATAGACCGTTTTGGTTCAAGCGAAATATCGAGAACATCGAGGGCATTGGCGTGGAACGAGACCTGGCCGGGTTGCCCGTAGCTTGGGTGCCGCCTACCATTCTGGCCTCTGATGCCGGGGCGGACGAGCAAGCAGTGTTGGCGGCCATCAAGGACATCGTGGTGAATATCCGGCGTGACGACCAGGAGGGCGTCGTCTATCCCCTGGCCTACGATGTGAACGGTAACAAAATCTACGACCTTACCCTCATGTCCAGTGGCGGCACTCGCCAATTCGACACCGGCGCTATCATCAACCGCTACAGCGCCCTGATTGCCATGAGCGTGCTGGCTGACTTCATCCTGATTGGACACGAGAAGCAGGGTTCATTCGCATTGTCTCGCACCAAGTCCGATATGTTTATGACCGCCCTGCGCAGTTGGCTGGATTCGATTGCAGATGTCATCAACCGTTACGCCATCCCCCAGTTGCTGAAGGTGAACAACATGGACATCACCAAGGCCCCCACCCTGGTGCATGGGGACGTAGGCCGGATTGACCTTGAGGAGCTGGGCCAGTACATCGTGAGACTGTCCTCCGCCGGATTTGAGTTGAACCTGGACAGCGGACTAGAGAGCTACTTGCGCCAGCAGGCGAACCTGCCCCTGGTGAACGTGGACAAAACTCCCGGCATGACAACGCCCAAGTTGCAGCCTATCAGTGAGGAACCGACTACCGATGCCCCCGTCACCCCGCCGGACGCCTCCAAGAACGTGCAGGATGGGGTGGCGGGGCGGGCGAAGCAGACGACGAGTGGAGAGTAATCTATCTAGGAGAATAACATGATTGACGAACCAGAAAATGCAACCGATGCTGAAATCCTGTCTGATATGAACAGCCTGATTGAAAAGATGAAGGCGGGGAAACCGGATGACCGAAGCAAGAAGGATAGGCGTTACGCCATTTCCATCACGGAGATGGAGAAGACAATGGCCTTCTTTTATACATACTGCTATATTGGTTGGATTACCGAAGGGGAATGAGTATGACAATCACAACGTCGCCAGAGAAAGAAGTTGTCGATATGTTAGTTAATATGTTCCCAGGTGTTCAAGCATCCTATGAGATGCTAGAGAGTCCGGCTAGGATTAGGTGGCATGTCAATGATCCGACAACTGGTAAGTCTGGTAGATTCATTAGCCTGTATGATGAATTCATTGAGTTGTATTCGCTAATGCAACCTGCGCAACCCATAAACACCATCTGCCGAAACATGCTTGGCGTTATTGCCGGGTGGCGCGATGGCTTATAGTGACCGGCACTCGCTACTGGATGCACGCATCTACGATTTTCTCTACGAGGTGGAGAAGCGGCCCTACCCAGACAGCGACTTGGCATCACTGCTTGAAACATTGCGCGCACAAGCAACCAGGCTGAGGCAGGCAATAGACACAAGGGAAGCGGACGAAATGAGGCGATATGGCGAACAACACTGGGGATGATAGCGTGACGGTCACGGAGTCAAAAGCGGCCGAATCGGAAACAGTCACTGTCTCCGATTCGCAGATTCCCCCTGTATCGGAGACGCCTTCCATGCTATCTCGTGAGTCCTTGACGAGGACGGAACGCCACCTGATCGCACTATTGTACGCACTTTGGGAGACAATGGGCGTGCAAAAACGCATCATTCGCATGGACTAGCAAACTCAGTGTTGCAATCTGTTTTTTTCTGTGTTATTATGTGAATAACTGTATAAGTGCCCGCACTGTAGGACACGTCCCGGCAAGCGAAGAGGAACCAACCCGTTCCCCGCTTGTCGGGACTTTTGTTTGGAGAAAAATATGCCAGAACTACGACTCTTCCTAGAGGCCAATATATCCTCACCAGCTGAGTGGATTCCCTATCTGCCGCCCCCTGGTGCGTTCAAGCATCCCAAGTACGGAGACCTCTCCTTTACCCCGGAACGCAATGCCCGCTTTGTCGCCAACTTCAACAACCGCATCTATCAGGACCGTGTGCCCCTGGACGCCGAACATCAAACCAAGTTGTCCGGGGCCTTGGGCTGGATTGCGTCCCTGCGCCAGAACGAGGATAGCAGCGTAGATGCCCAGGTGGAGTGGACTGACCGGGGCGCAAGCATGGTGACGAAGGAGCGGTTCAAGTACGTCTCACCTGAGTTCTACGACTCCTGGGAGGACCCGGCCACTGGCGTTTCCCATCAGGACGTGGCAATTGGAGGGGCCTTGACCACCCGCCCCTTCTTCAAGAGTTTGGCGTTACGCCCCTTGGTGGCAAGCGAAGATGGAACGCTTACCCTGGGGGGTGATGATATAGAAGTTGAAGGTATCGAGACGGCAGCAGTTCAATCAGTCCGGGAGGACAACAACATGGCAGAAAAAACCGCAGAGGTAGTAGTGGATGCTGTGGATGCCAAGGCGTTTGCGGAGGTGCAGCTTCGGCTGACTGAACTGCAAGAAGCCCTGGCGACCAGCGAAGAGCAGCGGACGGAAGTGGAACAGAAGGCCCAGAAGTATCAAGAGGCCCTGGACACTACCAATTCCCGCCTTGCCAAGATGGAGGAATCGGCTCAGACCAAGCGATTCACAGAATGGGCCGATGGGCACGATGGACCCCGTTGGTTCGGAGAAGTTGAGACCCATGTTCGCATCATGCGGGCTTTGGGAGAAGGCAGCGATGAGTACGCCGCTTATGTCGCCAGCCAGAAGGCCCAGGCTGCGATGATGGCCGAAAGTTCCCTGTTCAGTGAGATTGGCAGTGATGCCACCGGGAAGAACGAGAACGCCTTGGCGAAACTGAACCGTCTGGCCGACGCACGGCAGGTGGAGAAGCCTTCCCTGTCCCACGCCCAGGCCTTTGCCGAGGTGCTGGACGCCAATTCCGACCTCTATACCGCCTACCGCAAGGGAGAATAACTCATGGCATACGAAGGACCGATGCAAACCATTCCTGGTCTGACTGCCAGTGCCGCTTTGACGGCCAAGCAGTACTACTTCGTCAAGTTCTCCGGTGTCGGCACTGTGGACGTGTGTTCTGCTGCCACTGATGTGCCCTGTGGCGTGCTACAGAACGCCCCTGCCTCTGGTGCAGCCGCCACGGTTGCCTGGAGCGGTGTCACCAAGATTTCCAGCAACGAGGCTATCACCGCCGGTTGGCATCTTGGCACGTCCTCCGATGGGCAGGCCGACCGCAAGATCTGGGGCACGGACACAACGGAGTATATCGTGGGGCAGGCGATTACCAGCACTGCCGCTGCCGGGGGCATGGTCACCGCCCTCATCAACTGTGCCGTGCCTGTCATGGCCCAAACCAGCGCCTAACCAGGTGCAGAGGAGATTATAATGGCACAACCTACTTCTCAGGCCGTACACGCAGTTGATGTTCCGCTGACCAATATCAGCACGGCCTACATTCAGAATCAGACTCACTTCATTGCAAGCAAGGTGTTCCCCATCGTGCCGGTGATGAAGCAAACTGACAAATTTTTCACGTACTCGAAGAACGATTGGTTCCGTGACGAGGCCCAAGAACGGGCTGACGGCCAGGAATCGGCGGGCAGCGGCTACGGGCTGAGTACCGCCTCCTATTCTTGCGACCTGTTCGCCATGCACAAGGACATTGGCTATCAGGCCCGTAACAATGCGGATGCCGGTATCAACCTGGAACGAGACGCTGTTGAGTTCGTCACCCAGCGTCTGCTGCTGCGCCGTGAGGTGCAGTGGGTGGCCGACTACTTTGTGACCGGCGTGTGGGGAACCAGCACCACTCCGTCCGCCCTGTGGGATTCCTACACCACGTCTGACCCCATCTCTGACATCGAGACTGGCAAGTCTACCATTCTTACCAACACTGGATTCATGCCCAACACCCTGGTGCTTGGTTATGAGACCTATCGCTATCTGAAGCGCCACCCGGAGATCATCGACCTGATCAAGTACACCAACGGCGGTACGGCCACTAACCCCACCGAACAGTTGCTTGCCAACCTGTTCGACCTGGATAACGTGTACGTGGCGAAGGCGGTCAAGGCCACCAACATCGAGGGCGAAACAGCGGCTATGGCCCTCACCCACGGCAAGCACGCCCTGCTGTGCTATGTGGCCCCCAATCCTGGTCTGCTTACCCCCTCCGCTGGCTACGTCTTCTCGTGGCGTGGTGTGGCGGGCGGTATCGCCGGGGCGGACATCGGCATGAACAGCTTCTACATCCCAGAACTGAAGGCCGACCGGATTGAGGGTGAAATCGCCTTTGACAACAAGCTGGTTGGCACAGATTTAGGGTACATGTTTATAGACGCAGTTTCATGATACCGCTTCAGTTAAGTAGTGTCATCATCTAGCCAGAATGTTCACTGATAAAAGCAAGAATGGATTTCTTGACATGAGCCATGTTGTCGATAACGTTTTTGGATGGTATGCGCAACCCAGTCCAGCCACGTTCTGTCATCATGGCGTCACGTCTAGCATCTCGCTCTTTCCGAAGTCTGTGAACAGTACCGTCAATCTCGATGTATAGCTTGCGCTCTGGCAATGCGAAGTCAAGAGAGAACATACGTGGGAGCTTGTTAGTATGAACGCCAGTCAGGAACTTATACTGCGGAACGAAACCATTAGCAGTCATCCAGGGGAGAATAAGTTCTTCTTCCTGGCTGACTCTGCTAACGTTTTTCCATCCATCAGTAGAAGCTACTCTCTCACCGCTGGCGTACTTTCTAAGAGCCGTGGCGCTGATTCTGTCATTTTTCAACTTGCGAGAGGCTTCAATACATTCCGGCTTGTCGCATGGAATCCGTCCATACAACTGATGTTTAGATGTTCCAGAAGTTTTGGTAGGTTTTCCGCAAATGCGGCAAGGGATGAAGGTAGCTTGACTAGGGAGCGAAGATTTTACTCCCTTGTTCCATGCCGGTCTTCCTTTCTGACTTTCCGCCTTACACAGCATGGAGCAGAATTTGCGGGTAGTCCAGCTTGCTAGACTACAGGAGGATGGCTTTGGGAATGTCTTCCCACACTGAGAGCATTCCTTGGTTAATTCCATAACGCTTTTCCTTTCTTGAAAGAACTACAATTGATGATGACACATATTAACACAAGCGAAGTAATAACGCAAAGGTAACTTGAAATGAATGACATCAGCTATCAAGTTGTGCGGCCATTTCAGGGGCTTTCTGTGGGCGCTGTACTGTCCGGCGATGGGTTCAAGGACTCACGCCGGGCGCTACAGTTGGTAGAGCAGCGTTTCATCCAACCAATCACAAGCCAGGCCAACGGGTATCAGCCCAGCGTAGCAACGCTGTTGGCAACGCCCATTCGCCAGTTGCGCTTTGTGATTGCCGATGTGCAGGACACTGCTTTGCTGGAAGTCGCCAAGCAACAGGAAACCCGTGAAATCGCCATGCAACTTTTCCAGAAGCGTATCGAAGAACTGAACGAGGAGGCGGTACATGCCTAATCTGATTACGAAGGGCAAGGCGATTGTCGGTGCGCTGAGTATTGGCGGGGCCGAAATCAATGAAGCGGAACTTGAAGCACTTGATGGCGTAACGGCTGGTACGGTGACGGCATCCAAGGCCGTTATTGCCGCAGCATCGGACGATACAACTGCCGTGCTCGACTTTTCCAGCTTGACCCTCGCAGCGGGGGCCAGGGTTATAAGGGGGTCACCCCTTGATTTCGAGGCTGTGACTGGTTGGATGGCTTTCAGTGGTGCGACAGCCAGCGGCTTCAGGTACAGTGCGTACTTCCAGCCGGAGACGGCGGGGACTGCTAAGCTGCTCGGACTGGGCAACACCGCCCAACTGAAAAGCGGAGCATCGGTAAATGCGGCCTCAGCCGCGCAGCTTCATATTCTGGTTGAATCTGGAGCAACCGTGACCACGCGGGGCGGGGATGCGACCGCTGGTCTGCATCCTGTTTGGGCCAAGGTTGGTGGCGCAAGCGGCGCGACATTCGACAGTGGCATGCGTGTCGCCCCATTGTGGTCAGACATCCAGATCAATAACAACGACGTGTCGGCAGAAGAAGTGTTCGGTCTTCTGATTTCTTCTGGCGGGTCAAAGATTCGGTCTTTGATTCGCTGGGAAGGCACCGGCTCGACGTTTCTGCTCGAAGCCGTGGACACCTCGAGCACGTTCATCGCGGCTCAGGCTGCCGGAAAGTCGGTTGTAAGCAACCAACAGGCTTTGAACTTCAAGGTGGAGCTGAATGGCACGACGTACTACATTCCTGTGATGGCGGCAGCGTAGTGATTAATCGCGAGCAGATAGAGGCGCGATTGGCCCAACTGAGATCGGACAAGGTTGAGTTAGTCGCCAATGTTCACGCCATCAACGGCGCTCTCCAGGACTGCGAATATTGGCTCACTCTGCTAGAGGAAACGGCTACAATGAGCGAGGGCGGCGAATCCGCCGAAGGGACAGACGACCATGAGCGTTAACCAATTGCCGCCCAGAGTGGTGGCTTTGACCAAGACAGGCGGCACGAAAACCGTCCATGTCAACTTGGCTGGTGCATGGGCAAACGGAGCGGATCAGTCTGCTACCATCAGCGGCACCGTAACTTTGCACTGGGCTACGCTGGCATAGTTAGCCGCCCGTGATATTTCACAAATCCTATGGAGGAAAATAGAACATGCCATTGAATAGATATATCACGGGCGGCGATGTGACGCTAGGCGCTGGTACGGACGTGATTGGCAATGTTGCCATCGACCAGACTACACCCGGAACAACGAACCTTGTGCAAGTTGGCGCAGGTGAAGCCCATGTTGGCGAAATCGGTGGCAACTCTGCCGTCATCACCCCGACCATCACCGTCTCTGCCGCATCCGCCTACACTGCGGGGGATAGCATTGGCGGCAAGATTACGCTGACCTCTGCCCTGCGGGTAAGCGGGGGAACGGCTGTGCTACAGTCAATCATGATCTCCGGGCGGGCCAACCAGAAGCCTGCGGGAACCATCCTGCTCTTTGATGCGGACCCCACGGCGGCAACCCTGACCGACAATGCAGCGGTGGTGCTGAGTACCAACGACTTCAACGTGTTGGCAAGCATCCCCGTCTCGGCGGCTGACTACGTGACCATCAACTCGAAGTGCTACGCCAACCTGTCCGGCCTGGGGCGCACGCTGAAAGCCACCACAGGCACAAGCCTGTATGCGGCCTTTGTGGTCACATCCACCCCGACCTTTGCGGCGACGAGTGACTTTCAGATGCGGTTCGGATTGCTGAGGGACTGACCATGCCGATTCTAAGAGGCACACCCTCCACCATTGCCGGAGTGCTGGGCGGGCGGGGGTACAGGTTCATACAGCAGTGGCTCCTGCGTGACAACTTCACCACGGACCTAGCGGCGGGCAGCGTCAACGGAAGTTCCGCCGAGCCTGGTCCTGGAACGAGGACCGTCACGGATACCGAGAACAAGCTGAGTATCAGCGGCGGGGCGGCTGTGTTTGCGGGCGGGAAGGCGAGTCCGGCGTGGGGTGATCCGGGGCTGTGGTATGGGGCGCAGACGAGGACGGCGGGGCTGGCTTTTGTGGCTGAACACGTATCACCGCCTGGACCCTCCAAGTATACTGGCTTGGGGTGGTCGGCGGCGCAAAGCGGGACGCCCAGCAATGGCGTTGGTTTACAGATCACCGAGGATGTTATTTTCTTGTTTCCCGCAATCAATCTGCAATCAATCAGTGCGGCGACGACCTACAAGTATACCGTGATTTTACGCTCAACTGGCTCCGCGGTGCTTGTGTACTTGGACGGACGTTGGACGCTGTTGTGGGTAGGTAGTAGCGGAACAACTACATCATTATACCCAGCCGCTCCAATTTATAACGGTGCGCCATTAGTCAACTACATCAAAGTCGCCCAACTCTCCTGGCTACCCGTGCCTGAGACTTCTGATTCTTTTTCGGTGGACAGCTAACATGTTAAGTGTTTTTACGAACGTAATTGCGAATAGTTGTGTCGGAGACACCAAAGTCTTTGGCAATGGATTTGAAGGCTTCTCCATTGCTACGACATCTCAGAATTTCGGGGA